CGGCGCTTCCGGGCGTAAATCACCAGGCTAACGGCCTCGCGTGACAGGTTTTCCGCGTGACGCTGCCGGCGTGACGACGCTGCGGCGCTTCCGGGCGTAAATCACCAGGCTAACGGCCTCGCGTGACGGCACGTGCAGTCACGCCGCCCGTTTCGGCGTGCCGGGCCCGGAGATTCGTGACGCATCGATGGCGTGACGACGCTGCGGCGGCCGTGATTCAGTCTGGCACGGTCACGGCCTCAATCAGCGGGGCCTGCGGCGTGTAGATTGCCCGGCCGGCCGTGACTGACCAGGCCATTTTCGCGGCGATGAAGCGCCGCCGCCGCTCCATGCGTTTGCGGCATGCCGCCCCCGCGTGACTGGCCGGCGGTATGATTCCGCGTCCGCAGCGGCAGATGCAGTCCGCGTGAGGGTCCGGGGGAGATCGACGTGACACCGCAGCGGCCAGTGACCGGCCGATCGAGAGGGGGACGCCGTTGCCGACGGCGCGGATTTTGGCCTCGCGTGACCACCCAGCGAGCGTGACGGGCCCGCCGAGGCCCTGCCGCCGGCAGACCTCCGCGTAGGTCAGTGACGACGCAGCGGTCGCCGCGGTGAGGATCGCCGCGTGACGATGCCGGCGGCGCTCGCGTTGCGGGCGGATGATGTGACCGAGTTGCGAAAGAAACTGGATATGCCGCCGTCGGAGTTGCGTGCCGCCGCATTCGCAATCCGCGATGTCCAGCCGCTGGTGCGAGTAGGCCGGATGCATGACGTTTGGAATCTGCGGCACGTTCTCGATGACGACCCATTCGGGGCGTGATTCATCGATGACCCGCAGCAGCTCCGCCAGCATCCGCAGGCCGTGACCCGACGGCTTGCACCGGCGGGCCTTGGAGAAATCCTGGCAGGGCGGCCCGGCGATGATCCCCGTGACTACGCTGCGGGGAACGTGGAAGTCTTCAATTCTGGAGTTGAACAGCGGATCGGGGCCGCGCACGACGCAGAATCCGGCCTCGCTGAAGGCGGTTCCGAGAAGATCAAGGCCGGGGAAAAGGGAAAGGACCAGCTCCATTTTGTGACAGGAAGATGGGGGACAGGAAGATTAAGGCGCTAGCTCTTCTAACGCCTTTCTCCCGGCGTCGGTGATCTGGCCCTGGTGGATGAATCCCTTGCGGACGAGCGCCGCGTAAGCACAACTCCAGGCCCCGGCCTGCGAACGGTTGCGGGGAAAGTAGCGCCGCTCTTGGCCCTCGCTTTCCAGGCGATGGTTCTCCAGCAGTCGCCACTGCGGGATTGAAAGTTGCTTTCTCATGATCTGACAGGAAGATGGGGGACAGGAAGATTAGAGCTTCTTTGCCCAGTCCGGCTTTGTCAACTGCCAAAAGCGCCGTATGCGATTCCATTCGCGAATGGGGACGGTAACAAAGAACGATGCCGCTGGGTTTCGGTACTTTGGCATCGGCTCCGGATCAACAACGGGACTTCCATCATTCATCACATGCTGGAACCTTACGCATTTGGAAGTTACATCAAGAATAACTAACCTTTTTAGCCCGCCACGGTCGTACTTTTCGCGAATAAAGTAGCTCTGGCCCTTGACTGGTGGTTTCATCTTCCTGTCCTTTCATTTTTCCGTCTGATTGGTCGCGTTTCTTGCTTTCAGCGCCTCGATCGCCAGTTCAATCCAGCGCAGCACGCGCTCGCAACTGAGGCTGATCGTGGGATGCGGTGATTTCTCGATCGCCCCGCGGATGGTCTCTAGCTCCTGGATGGTTTCGTTCATTTGCAACTTTTTCCTGTCTGTGCGACTTGCTCGAATGTCACAACCCAGACGTGCGGGTTCGAGGCCCACGGGTACTTTGCCCCGTTGATCTCATCCCAGAGCCGAATGAAGAGCGGCCGGCAGCCGACGTATCGCGTCGTCTGCAAATCGGCAAACTGCGGATGCGGCGCGGGAATGAATCCAGGACCAAAACCCTCTTTGACGGCGTCCTCTTCCGTGATCGCATGCAATGGCTCCAGGCGAATGTCGGTAATTTCCAGGACGATTCGGCAGGCCGATCGCGGCATGTGGATCGACGGCTTCCAGGGCGGATCGATCATCGAGTACCCGTCCTCGGCCAGCCACTGAAAATCCTGCTGGTCGGCGCGATACCAGACCTTTCGCGGCAGTTCGTTGCCGTCGTCGTCGTACTGGTCCAGATAGCCGCTGTCGGTCAACGGCCAGCCGCTGATGAAGCTCTCGCGCACCCAGAGGCGATCGCCGGGCTTGCCGTAGGGGCAGCGCAATTGAACGCAGCCGTTGACGTTCGGCGGATAGCCGTCAGGCTTTTTCCAGCATTCGCGCACCGCCCACACCGGACCGGCAACGCGCCAGTAATCGAACTGGCCTTCCGGCGGAATCCAACTGTAGCCGTCGCCGGCCATCGCGCGCACAGCGGCGATCGATGGAGGCTGCGGCTTGACGACGCGCCTCGTCTGGGTCTTCAGGTTGCGCCGCAGTGCGCGAATCATGGGGCCGCTGAAAAGGATCGGCCGCTCCTTAATCGCCGTTGCCGTGCTCATTTGGCTTTCCTCCCGGATTTCTGCGGTTCGTAGTATCGCACCTCGGCGCTCAGATCGTGCAGCCGCATGGCCAGGGCGTAAAGGAACTTGCCGTCATGCCCGAAGCGCTGCAACAGCGGCTGGAGCATCGACTTCACGGTTTCATCGAAACGTCGCAGCGTTGCGTCTGCCTCGTGTGCGGGCTGTTCGCTGGCCACTTCCGCATACTCGCCCGTGATCGTCTCCGGCGCCACCCGCGGGGCCACGGCTTTGGGCGTCTCGTCTTCCGCAACTGCGGAGGATGCGACGTCGATGGTCACCGGTTTCGCCGTGCGGTTTGCGGCAGTCTTCGGACGCACTTTTTCCACGGCCGCCTTCACTTGCTGCCGCGTGATCTTGACGGAGCCCGCGCCGCTGGCCGCCTTCACCAGCTCCGCGGCGATCGCCTTGGCCTCTTTGGGCGTGGCGTCGGCCGGGATGTCGCGGTAGTGGCTCTCGCAGTCCAGCGTGATCTGCCGCGGCTGGAGCGTCGGCGCCATGAGGCGATAGAGCCGGGCGGCCTTCATGCAGTCGTAGACGAAGCTGTGGCCATATCCCTCGCTCTTGATCCACTGGTCGAAGGTCTCGCACTGGTCGCCGTAAGCCTCTTGCTCGCGGATCTTCTCGGCTTTCTCGCCCAGCTCGACGAAGCGCTGCATGCAGGTCTGATAGCAGCGGCGGAAGTCTTCCAGGAGCGCCTGGCACTCGCGGCCGTTGAGCATTTTCGTGCGCGTTGTGGTGGTCATAGTACCCTCCTTTTTGGCAGCCCGCTCGAAGTTCTCGTTCCACGCGTTCAGCGCGGTGATGATCCGCGCGAGCCATTGGCGCTTGTTGCCGCGCTCGCGGTCCGCGGCGTCGACCAGGCGGTTTGTGAGCGCCTCGACGGCATCCGACACGGCGTGCCAGCGTTCACGGCCGGCGGCGCTCTGGGCCCGTTCGAGGGAATTCCCCAAGATAGCCTCGGCATACCAGCCGGGCAGTCGCTCGCGGGAACGCGGATAGAGCCCCACGCATACCTTGGCCGACATCCGCGTTTCCGCCGGCATTGGGATCTCGATCGTCTCATAGCCCGACGTCGCCTGGCCGTCTTCGTTGAGCGTCATGAGCTGCGGCTTGCGGGTTGCGATTGCAGTCATCGAGCGGTTCCTTTTCGGTCAGTGGGTGCTTGCGGCGGCGAGCCGCTTGGCCTTGCGTTGCGAGGGCAGGTCGATGCCGCACTCCCGCGCCAGATCGCAGACGCGCTTGTTGAACCACTTGCCCCGCGGCCAGTGCGTCTGTCCGTTGCGGGTCTGGACTTCGCGGAGGTCCGCCAGTTCCTGCTCATAGGCCGCCATGCGGCCGAAGATCAAACCCGCATCTTCGCGGCCCGATTGCCCGTAGACCAACTTCAGGTCGGCGGCGAAACCGAAAAGCCACTCGCGGCAGTCGGGGTCGTTGACCAGGCCGCGGAAGCGGATCACCAGCCGCTCTTTCTGCCGCTGCATCGTGGTGGCGTCCGCGATCGCCTGGATGCACGCGGCCAGTTTGCCCTCGGCCGGTTCGGCGGCGGTCCGCTGGCGATCCGTGGCTGCGCGGCAACGGTCGATGTGCGCCTGCGTCGCGGCCAGCAGCGCGGCTTCGTCGGCTTCGGCCGGCGGCCTCGCGTGTGTCTTTGGGTTCATTGGTTTCATTAGGTCATTGGAAACCATTGGATAGGATTCTTCTTTAGAAGAATCCAAAGACGCGGGCGCGTGCGTAGTAGACTGCGTGTCGGGCGGTTTTTCGGCCGATTTTTGGGCGCGGGGAATTCCCCGCGTGTTTGGTGGCGAAAGTGCGGGGAATTCCCCGCGTGTTTCCGGGCTCGGGGAATTCCCCGCGTGTCGTTTTTCCGCAGAAATCGGGGGTTTTTGGAGCGCGGGGAATTCCCCGCGCGGTCCCGATGCGGCTTGGAGCGCGGGGAATTCCCCGCGCGATTCTGACCGAAAGCGCGGGGAATTCCCCGCGTGTCCGGGAGTGAAAATGACCGAGGCGTGGAGAGTTCCCGCTGGATCGGCTGTCTCCAGCGGGTTGTCTCCACGCCTCGCTTGGGGCGCGGCTCCATCGAACGCGGCAGGGCAATTTGGTTCCCCGGTTGCACCGGGGGCTTCGGATCCCTGGCCGACACGTCCTTGTGAGTCGCGCGGGGCGGGCGTCACTTCCGCCCCGGTATCAATGATAGCATCGTCGGAAAAATTTGGCAGCACGAGCTGCGGATCGGGCTGGGCGGTGGCGTGCCCCGCAAACGGGCGGTAGATGTCCACCTTGTAGCGTCCGCCGCGATCGCGATTGCATTCGCGGATGTGGAACAGGTCGTGGATGGCATGCAGCTTCTTGATCTGCGCGCGAATGCTCGACGGGTCGCGACCCAGTTCCTTGGCCAGCCATTTGGCGGTGAAAACGTAGCCTTCGCAGGGCTTGCCGCCGGCGGCCTCCCATACCACGCCGAAGAGCATGGTCGCAGGGTGTCCGATCTTTGGATTCTTGCGCAAATAGCGGATGTCTTTCCAAACGTCCAAGATGCAATCCTTCGCTGCTAAGCTTCCTTGATCTCTTTGATTACTTCGTTCATGGCGTCTTGCGCCGCGCGGACCAGCCGCTCGATCTGCGCCGCGGTGCATTCGACGCCCCGATATCCGGTCGCCATCGCGGCGGCGGTGGCCAGTACGACGCCCACAAGGGCGCTCGCCTCGGCCTCGTTGTCTGCTGGATGGCGGCGGAGCAGGTCTGTAATCTCCCGACTCGCCAGCATCAGCTTTGTCTGATTGACTCGCGGCGCGTTCATCTTCCTGTCCTCGATCTTTCTGTCAAAACAAACTTCCTTGTGCCGCCGGCGTCTCACGTTCCGGCGCTTTCGTTTCACGTTCGGCCGCTTTCGTTTCACCGATGCCCGTCTGCCGCCGGTAGTGGCTCCAGACGAATTGGCCGACTCCGTTCTCCACGATCGCGTCCAGTTCACTTCCAAACAGCGGGCCGACGCGCAGGACAGATAGCCCCGCGGCCTCGATCTCCGCTCGCATTGTGGCTTCGTTCATCGTCCGTTTCCCTCCAGCAAAAGCTGCTGATGAGTAAGCCGCTTGGCGCGGACGATCGGCGGCCGCGGCTCCTCCGCCTGGCTCTCCGGGAAAATCTCTCCCACGTCGATCGGATCGCTTTGAGCGGCGCGGCTGCCGTTGCATCCGTCCCGCGGCCGTGGCCGGTCGAGATGCACGCAATCCGCGCCGACGGTCTTGAAGGACATTTCTTCGCGGTAACGCGGCCGCCAAAAGTCGCCGCTGAAGTCCGGCTCCACGATCTGGCAGCGCGCCAAGACCTGGAGCAGTTTGGCCAGCGTTTCGCCGTCCGGGACCGCGATCGCTGAAAGGCCGATGTTCACGATGTGAACCTGTGTCGCCGGGATTGTTCTTTTTGCCATCTTCCTGTCCTCATCTTCCTGTCAAACTAAAACCTCAAAACTTCAACTTGGTCCAAAGCCATACCAAAATCAGTGCCCCGGCAACGATCGCCGCGGCACGCCACCAATCCCGCTCTTTGACCAGGCTCTCCATGGATGCCGCGATCCTTTTCTTCTCTGCCGCCGCCAGGGCGGCCTCGGGCGTCTGTTTCTTTCGCGGTTTGCGTGCCATCTTCCTGCCGACCCAGAGTACTGGGTGCCCCGATCTTCCTGTCAGTTCCACTGTGCTGCCCGCCGCATCTTGCACGCCGGGCAATCGCAGGGCTTGATCGTCACCTTGCCCAGCGGGACCATAATAAACTCCTGGTTGAGGCGGGCCTCCAGGTCGGCCTTGATCTTCTCCGCCAGCTTTCTGGCGGCCTCGAAGTCCGCGTCGAGATTGCTTGGTGTCGCCGGCGACACTAAGCTTGGCGGATCTTTCGGCGGCGGGCCGCTGATGAACCTCTTGATCGCCGCTTTCAGTTTTTCCAGTGCGTCCATTCAAAACTCCTGACAGGAAAATGGGGGACAGGAACATAGAAAACCGCCGGGGCGCAGACCGCCAGCCGAGCAAGGCAAAAACTGTGGCCAGCGCTGCGCCCCGGCGTCCGCCTCGTCTAGAGGTTCGATCAGCTCGCAGCCCGCCGCTCTTGTTCGGCAAGCCAGGCGTCGAAACGCTCGTAGAGCCGCCTGGGCGGCGTGAGCGCGGCCGCGGCCGCCGCCTCTTGCTCCGGCCCCCAGCTCTCCGCATGCGTAGGCCGGTGCGGATAGACCGGCTCCGGCCAGGCGAATCCGGGCACGATCGGCAGCGTGAAGGGCTCCATCACCGCCGGCACGCGCTCCAGCGTGTCCAGGTAGTGCCGGAAGATCACGTCGCCGCCGTGGCCGCAGAGCAATTTCTCGACGTCCTGGTCCTTGGCCTTGACCCACGTGCTGAAGCGCTTCCTTAAGTCCTGCTGTGGCTTGTCGCCGTCGTCGATGCCGCACTCCCGTACGAAGGCGTGCCACTTGTTCACCGACCAGCCCCAGCCGCTTACGCGGCAATGCCGGTTCGCCGCCCAGTCCCAGGCCGATTGACCGCGGAGGGCCTGCACGATCCCCAGGGCCTGCGAGTTCAGGTAGCTGATCCGCATGCCCGTCTTGCCCACAACGAGCACCCAATGCCCCTCCTGGTCCGCCCGCAAGGCCGTGAGGGCCTCGCTCAGCCGCGGCCCCCAGAGCAGTATGAGGGCCTGCGTGAGTACGACTTGCCGGGCGTGGGCCTGCGAGACGACAGAAGCCAGCACGGCCCGCCAGCGCTCCACCAGGGCGTCCATTTTGGGCACGATCGGCGGCAGCCGGTTGAATTTTTTCCTTTTCCGCCGCTCGATTTCCACCGGGACCTTGAGCCAGCGCAGCAGGTGTCCGCCTTGCGTGCAGTACTTGGCGATCGTCGTCGCGCTCCGCGGCCGGCCGCTGGAGAATTTGGGCGGCGGCCAGGAGAGGAAGGCCGAGACGCTCTGCCGCGTGATCTCCCGCGGGTACGCGCCCCGCTTGCGGCGGTAGGCCGGCGTCTCCCGCAGCCAGTCCAGCCAGCGGACACAGGTCTCGGAGTTGAGTTCCCTGAGCGGCGGGTCGCCCAGAAACTCCAGCAGCGACCAGGCGGTCTCGCGATAGCCGCGGATTGTGAGTTCCGCCGCGCCTTCCTGCCGCTGCCGCGCCAGGAAGGCGGCGATGCCCTCGCTGAGCATGGCATTTTCGGATGGCGGCTGCACTAGCCGCGGGGACTGGCCCGCGGACCCTTCGGTGGTGGGCTGGGAAATGAAAACTCCGTTGACGATCGACGTCCGTGCCGCTCCTATCTCCTCGTTGCGAAACAGCATTGACTACCTCTAACGATAGGACACGACTTTGCGGGCCGCGCAAGCCTGCGCACCATGCGCAGTGCGGCCCGCTGGAGTTCCATTGTAATTCTGCGCGCGCGTTCATTCTTGCGGCCCCCGATTTTTGAGGAGCATCGCCCGTCCCTTACGATGCCGCTCGCTGTATTGCACCTGGTCGTAGTCGTAGCCCGCCGCGCATTGCAGACACAAGAATCGCAGCGGCCGCCCGCGGCGAATGGGGATCGCTTCGGCGCGGCGGATGGTCCAGGAGTCGGCCAGCACGATCGCCTCGCAGTCGCTGCATACGCGGGCCTGCGGATCGCCGCCGATGAGGTCGTGGCGGAACTCCTGCGGCAGCGCGCAGACGATGACGATCGCGTCCGCCGGCCAGTCCTTCAACGGCCGATTACCGTTGCCGTTTTGGGCCTGCTCCGCGGCGGGAACTTCAACCACCGGAGTACTGCTACTGTGTTCCGTTTGCCCTTCGGGCAAGCTTGGTAAGATGGGAGGTTGTAAATTCATGCTAGCTTACGTTGCCTCTCGTAACTCAAATTTGCTCTTCGCTGCGCCCTGGCGGGTCGTCGGGCGGCCGGCTCCAAGCCGGACGGATTTTCCCGAGTAACGTCCCTAACAATGGTACTGACTTACTTGACGCACCATTCAAGGCCATTCCAAAAATAGCCTTCCAATTTCTTTAAAAAGGCAAAGACCCGGCCGCCGGGAATTTCGGTCGCCTGGAAGTCTTCAACGAAATCAATATGCACGGTAACGCAAATGGCACCGAGCTGCTTGGCACGCTTCACGATACACGATGCGCAAAGTATCCCGTTTTCCGGGCAAATCATTTCCCATTGTCTACCGGTCAACACAGTGTCGAGTGGCATCTCTTCCGTGCTGCAATCTAGGCAGGTCATCGGATTTTCCTTGTCTGGTGTTCCAAGTATGTCAGTACCCTAACAATTCCCTACGGCCCGCCAGGCCGCGGCGTCTGTCGTCAAAAGCTGAAAGGCTGAAAATCTGAAATGCTGAAATCGTGTTTAGCTTCGTGGTGCTTCAAAAGCGTTGCACGTCCGTCGGCCGTTGGTTCGTTCGCCCCGGAGCATGCAAAAGCGGTGGCCTGGTCCGCCGGTGTACTCCAGGCGCCAGCAGCAGCGAAGGCATTCCGCGCAGGTCATTCCGGCGGTCTCTTCGTCCCACGCGGCCAGGCGATAATCCCAGAGATTCAAAATGTCGTCGTCGCCGATCGGCAGCCCGGCCGAGGATTCGTCGCTCTTGGCGATCTCCTCCATTTCGGCCGCCAACTGCTCGAAGCGATTGGCGTACCCCTCGGCGATGTCGGCCATCTCCGAAATGTTGTGCCGCAGCGTCCCGGAGTAATGAACGTAGGAACACGAAGAACACTCGCTCCGAAGCTCGTCACACAGCGCGTCAAACTTTTTGGCGATCTGCTTTTCGCTGGCGCTGAGCGTTGTGATATTCATTATTTTCCTGTCCTCCATCTTCCTGTCTTTCAGCTTTTTCAATCTGCCCGCCGCCGAAGGATCCTCGACTCTCTGAAAATCGAAGGACGGCGAGCACGGCCACCCGTTGCACGCGCTGAAAACGGTTTGTATCCCTATGGGCTAAAGGGGTATACGCTCCCCTGCCCTGCCCTTGAATTCCTTGCCCATTTCGCCAGTTTTGCCTATTCCGATTATGCGGGGTATGTGACAAATGGGGCAAAATTGGCAAACTCGCGGCCGGGAAGGGCAGGGCCGTACTCCTCACGCTCCGCCGTGAGGCAGGATCGCAGACAGGAAGATCGGGGCACCCGGTACTCCGGGTCGCAGGAAGATGATCGGTCACCGCAGTGCCTCCTGGATTTGAAGGAAGATCTGCCGCCAGGTCTCGACGGTTGTGGCCTTGATGGCCGGCGGGTTCTCCTCGCAGTTCAATAGCACGGTTTCGATCAGCGTCCGCGCCTCGCGCAGCCTTTGTTCGGCCGTCGCCTGCTCTTTGGCTCGTTTCGCGCTGCTGACTCGTTTGGCCGTCATGCTGGCACCGCGGGGCTTTCTTTGAGACTCTCGATGTAGCGATCGACGACGCGATTGTAGGACGCAAACACGTCCTGCCAATTCTTCCGCGCCTCTTGGACCGCCGCCAGTTCTGCCTCTCCGATCAGGTAGGCAAAACGCAGATCCTCGTACTGCCTTCCCAGCGCTTCCGCGGTTCGGCGGTAGCTCTTGATGCGGGCTTCCGTTTTTGGGTCCCTCATTTTCCTGTCCCCCATCTTCCTGTCAGACTTCCGACGCCTCGGCCGCGATCCGCTCGGCGACCTCGGCCCGATGCACGGGCACTTCCATCGGCGCGTCGATGCCCAGCCGCACGCGGCCCTCCTTGATCTCCAGGACCGTGATCGTCACGTCGCCGCGGTAGCCAATGTGGATCACCTCTTCGAGCTTCCTTGATAGCACTAACATGAAAAACCTCCTTGCATTGCCGTCCCGCCGTGGCTATATTGGCGCAAGAAGGCCGGCGGATTGACCTCCTTGCGCGTCTTCACTGGCCCCGGATGGCAGCACCAACTCCGGGGCCTTTTTCGTTTCTTGCGGTTAAAATCGCTAAACCCAGGTCTCGATCTGCCCGCGGTAATCATTGCAATGTTCCCCGGAATGACCCTGGGGGCGCACGCATACGTGCCCGCTGACCGAATTCGAGGCGAAGCAAAAACGAGTGCCCGGCGCGTGGTTCCTCTTTTCAGCGCGGTAAAATTCACGCTTCCTTCGGATCTGCTGTGCTTCTCCGGGATGCTTCTGCTCGTCAAGCCATCTAAGGACCTGGAAAACGCGTTGCCGCGTTACGCCACCCAACCGGGCGGCTATTTCCTGCCAATTGTTCGCGCCGTCGATCGCCGCTTCGATGCGGGCGATGGTCGCGGCCCTTCGTTCTGCGGAGATTATCGCTTGTGGGCGGCGCGTACTTGCTGGTTCCTTCGGCTTGCGGGGTCTAGCCTGATATTTGGCCCGCGCTTTCCCGCGGTACCTTTCCGCTGCAACTGCGCGTCGGGCGGCAAGACACGCCGGGCAGGCGTGCTTTCCTTTCTCCGTTCGCTGATGGCCGCAGGAATAGCGTTCGGTCAGCTTCATTGCTGGCTCGGTCTACGCGCCGCACGCGGCCCGGATAGTCGCGGTTTGTTCCCGCTGAGGTATAGACGGGTCCCCAAACGTGACTATCCGGACCAGCGGCGTTCTCATACCGAATGAGGGTTCGGTTTGGCCGGATCCGGTCCCGCGCGGGACCTAAACAGAAGCGGCCGTTGCAAGCTCGTTGAAGCTCACAACGGTCCCATTGTAACAGGTGTCACAGGTCGGTCAAGGGGGATATCCCAAGAATCTTGGACAGAAAAAAGGACCAGGAAAAGCTTAGTCGCAAACGGAATCGATAGGCGCGCCGAAGTGAGCTTCGAGCTTTTCCCGATGGGCCGGAATCGGCTTTCGTAGTCCGCCAACATAACGGTTGATTGAGGCCCGGCAAATTCCCGTTGCAGCGGCGACGCGGCTCTGGTTCTCGTCGCGTTCAAGCATCAATGTTTTGATGCGTTTGCCAATACGACGGGCCTCACTACAGCCGACGGAACTCGGTTTTCGGCGTTTAAGAAGTCCTGTGCTCACGCTGGCATTGTACCCATTCCCGCGCCCGTTTGTCAACGGATTTGCGGTTTTGCCGCCGGTTTTCCCGTTTTTCGCGAGGTGCCGGCGGACCTGCTCTTTTTCCGCGGCGTCGAGCCGTTCGTAGGCCGAAACGATTTCTTTAACCTTCTTGGTCATGGGTCTGCCGATAGAAGAGAGGTCAGGTAACGCATTTCACGGAGGTGTGCTTATGTTCTATTGGTGGCCGGAGTTTGAACCGGGTTCTACGCTCCTGGATGTGTTGGAGCGTGCGATCGAGCGCAACGAGACGGCGGCCGCGAACTACTCGAAGCGTCTGGTCGAGTTCGGAGAGAGTAACGAGATCGTTGGTCAATCCGACAACCGGGAACGCGCGATCGCCTGCTATGCGGCGGCCGACGTGCTGACGCGGGTGCGGTCGCTGCTGGCGCCGTCTAAACATCCGTCACCTCGCGAGCGATCAGCGGTTTCAGACGCGCCCATTCCTCGTGCGTCAGAGGCACCTTTTGTCCCGTTGAAAGCGTCAGGGTGACCCCTGAGCTACGGGGGTCAGGGTGGCCCACCTCGACGAAAACGACCTGTTCGGGGTCGAAAAGCGTCTCGGCCGGGTCGTTTTCCGGCGATCGAATGCGCACGAATCTAGCCATTTCTTCGCTTTCCCTAGTTTGAGGTTCTTATGTCCAAACGGAGGGCCTGGTCATGTTGATTACTTTGCAGGACGGCGGATTTTTCGTTGTCGGGCTCGTCGCCGGCCTGGTTGTCGGTCTGTCCTACTCGGCGGGTTTGTTTTGCAAGCTGATGAAGGCCGAATTTGACCGCGGCTACATTGCGCGTGGCGAGCAGGAAGCCGCCTTTCGGTCCGAGCAGGAAGAGGCTCTTCAAAATGCTTCGCATGTCAAATCCTCCGCACCGCAGCTCTGAGTTGCTCGTCAAGATTTTGAAGGAAGGGTTCGGCCGCGAAGGTTCGGTTGCATTCATTGCATCTGGGGTTGCCCTTCTGCAGCCGTTCGATGGTGAAGTCTGATGCCTTTTCGCATTTCGGACATTTCAGCCGTACCGAACTCGACTTGTTGATTTCGACGCTGGTCACTCCCGCGAGCCCGAAGACGAGCTTCTGGTTGTCCAGGCTTCGCCAGATTTTCAGCCAGGCTTTCTTGGCAATCGTTCCCGGCAAGCCTGTCGTCGCGTTCCAGCATCGCCCGAAGAACGCTCGAAACCACTCATCCATCTCGAAGAGCCTCCGTTCTCCGTCAAATCATGGGTTTCCCCTCCAAGGGACTTTTTTAGACGGCCGGCGCACGCAAACGCGCGGGGCCGTTCGTTTCGTTTTCGTGTGCGGGGGATTCCGAAGAATCCCGTTCGGAGGGCGAAGTTCAACTGGTTTTTTCCCCGGATCGACAGTCCGGTACTCTAACCAATTGAGCTACGCCCCCAAACGGGTTGGTGCTCGGATAGCACGAATTGCGGGATCGTGGGAGCCCGCAAACAACTCTCCAATTATGGCGTCCCCGCCCCTTTGCGTCAACAGGGGGCAAAAAGGCCCCTAGAATTGCGCAGGAGCGAACGGACGGCGGGAGGTCCTGAGCATCGAGCCGGCGGCGGCGCGAGCGAGAGGCGCGAGCCTGGAAGGCCAAAAAGTGCTCTATACTTGGATATGCACCGCAAACCGCTTCCCGGCCAGCGCGGTCTCTTCGAGCCGCCGGACCTGGAAGAAATCATCGCCGACGTGCCCAACTGGCCCGATACCGCGTTGACGCGCGTCGGCCGCGTGATCGGCGTGCAGCTCATCAAGCACAAGCGTCCCGTCCCGCTCGCCCTGGACGTGGGCCTCAAGATGCACGGCCGCGGCTTGGCCGGCACTCGCTAGAATTGTCCGCAATTGCGGACGAAGCGAGAGGCAGACAGGAAGATGGAGGACAGGAAGATGCACACGTGTGCGCGCTTACCACTTCCCCAGTGGACAGTGCCCGATGGCGAGCTTGGACAGCCAACGCCCGTGGCGTTCGACCAGGCAGCCACACTTAGCACACGCTCCGCCGTCCAATTGCTGGAAGTGCTCGCAGCCGCGGCAGATGGCCACGAGGAGGGCCTGCTCGGCGTCTGTACGCGGCTCGATCGGTGGCGCAACGCGCGCTGGCTTAGGGCGCTGCGCGTCGATCGCGTCGCTACAGATGTGACAAAACCGGCTGCCGCGGGCTGTCGCTGCGAACCCGCAGCGGCTGCATCGGTGGTAATGAAACCCGTCAGTTAGCCGAACTACGGTATCGCAGTATGCGTCCATCACGTACCAGCACAGACGGCGTCAACTGTTACCGTCGATGTTGAGAAATCAAAGCTTCCGATTGTCCCGCTGCCTAGTGTAGTAACAGGTATCATTAGACCGCTCAGTGACGTGCAAGCATCAATGAGTGTGGTCCCTAAGTCACTGATGTATTCCGCGACCAGAAGAGCAGCAGTGTCAGTAATCTTTAGATGTAATCTGTAATGGCCATCGTCCTCATGCGTGGTGTACGCATCGAGTTCGTACGGCTGTCCGAAACTGTAGCGGTTGTAAATGCAAGCCCTTATTCCTGGATCTAGAGATGGAGTTCCCGTGGTTTGAAAACCAAGCGAAAAGGTAACATCATTGAAGGTTCCCGGGGTACTGTCGCCGCCGACTCCTGCGAAGGTGATGTTAATGTCTATTGGCATCGCACCCTTAAAGACGTTGTCGCACTGGGCGTCATCTATGACGATGCAGTCGTATAGCCCATCGCTGCCAGATGCTATCTGAGTGCACCAAATCACGTTGCCAACGGAGAATACCCCGGTTGGCAGCGGTTGGAACTCGCAGTTCGCTGTCGTCGCGCCAGTGCCTAGCGCCAGGTAGCCGGGCGCCGCCAGCGCGAACGGGATGATGGCATTCGCCTGATCGTAGGCATTGCCGTCGGTGGTGGATGGATGGTAGACAGAGACATACGTGGCGTAGACGAAGATGTACAGCGGCAGCGGGTCAAGATCAACGAGCGTCGTAGGGGTGAATCTGTACGCGCTGCCTGCGGCGATCGGAAAGCTAATGGACCCGCTGCTCAGCACGGCATTGCAGAGCCAAGTCTTCTTCCCGGACCCCGCATCTGTGCCTGGGATGAACTCTAGGTACCCGGTAGTCGATGACGACGGAGTCGGACCCGGGTCCTCAAGCCATACGCGGTACGCCGTGCCGCTGGTGTATGGCACCTTCACGTGCAGCGCATACGGGAATTGCGTAGGCCTATGGACCGCCTCCAGTACGGCGTATTGGCTAGAGGTCTGGATCGAACCACCGGACTGCGTCCAACTACCAATGGCATGCGTGGTATCCCAAATCGTGGAGTCGATCACTCCTCCACTTACCGGATCCGCGAAGAAGAGATGGCAAGTCGGCGGCGGAGGCGTGCTGTGACAACATTTCCGGCTGCTCATGTGCAGCCTCCGCCCGGCGGGCAGTCGGCGTCGATCACGAAGTACCCGCCGCTGCCGTCAGCCAGGCAGGTGCAGACCACGCCGCTGCAGACCTGCTGCGGCCAGTTGGTGATCGTCACTTCACGGCCGCCTTCGCAGGGATTTTGATTGTCGTCCAGCACCGTGCAGCTCGTCACCGTAAAGCTCAGCGATGCGGCCACGTTCGCCGGGGCCGTGACGCGGATCATTTGCGCCAGTTTCTGGCATTCCAAAAGTTCCAAGGCCCCGCGACGGGGATTGTAGCGGGCGCAGCCGATGGCCCCCCGCGCTCCGGAGCCGCTTCCCACGTCGTCAGAACCCAGCGCGCGGACCACGCGGCCTGCCGGCGTCCAGACGGTGACCTGGCTGCCGCTGAGCCGCGTGCCGTCGATATCCAAAAGCCAGGCTATGGCCGACATGCCCATCAATTGGTCGACCGTCGGCGGACTGCTGGGGGCGAGCGAACTTTGCAGCTCGATCGGCTGCACCTCGTCGCCGCGGTCGGTCGCCGGACGGCTGATGTCGTCGGATTCGCGCGTGTACATGGTCACTCCGAAGTGGCAAAACCGGTGCGGACGATGGTCTTGGGCACGCCGCCGCCCAGGGCATTCTGCCAGGTGATCTGCGTGATCGGCGCCTGCACCGTGGTGCTGTCGCCGCCGGCCTCGATCGTGGTCAGGATCTGCCCCAGCAGCCCACCCCAGGGACAAATGCCCGTGGCGACGATCTCGGCCCGGGCGCGGCTCGCCGCATAGCGGGCGATCGCCCCGGCGAGAACCATGCCCATCCGCGGGCGGTCGTCGCGGAGGATCTGCAAGCCCGCGGGCGAGGTCACCAGGCGGTCCGCATCCGTGGGATCAACGCCCAAGGCGGTACCGCCGGCCAAGAGCCACATCTCCGCGTCGTGGACCAGGATTTCCAGCGTGCCGTCGACGGCATCGCCGCCGGGCACGTCGTACTCCAGCGCCAAGCGGGCATCGGTCTCCCAGGCGAGCGTGGCCACCATTTCGCTGGCCGCCCAGCGCGGCTTATGCAGCGTGAGCGCGTCGGAGGGAAAAAGGCTGGCGGCCACCTCGTGGTTGGGATGGCAGTGCATGCGCAGGCCGAGGCCCTGCGGCGGCAGCGTCAAGTGAACGCCGCAGCGTTCCGCGACGCGGTACTTTTCCGTGCCGTTATGCAGATAGACCTGCGGCGGCAGGAACTGCGGCGCGTAGTCCGTATCGCTGTTGCCGCTCAGCGGCACGGGCGGCCAGCTCGAGTAATCGACGTTGGTCTGCAACGGCAGCCAGCGGAGCGTCTTGCGGAGGAAATTCTGCCGCGCGGGCGGGTTGCCGCCGGGCTCCGTGCTGGCGTTGCCCTGCGCGTCCAGGCCGATCGCCAGCCCCACCGAGGCGAGGTCGAAGCTTTTCGGCGAGAGGTAGAGCAAGTAGACGTCGCGGTAACGCGGGTCGCGGCGGGCATAGTCTTTGGCCTGCGCCGAGCCGGGCGGATAGGTTTTGAGGCCGGCCGCGTCGCTCGGCACCGGTCCATGGCCGGCATCGTAGTCCGGCTGCAAGTTGAAACCCCAGCCGTAATCCAGCGCGCCCGGATTCCAGATGAATTCGGCGTCCGGCCCGCCCACGCTGCCGCAGAGCACCACGCGCTTGCCCAGCACGCGGATCTTGGCGGCGCGATGATCGCTCGTCAGGGCGACGTGCGTCGAGAGGTTTGCCGGCGTCTGCCCGGCCTGCACGGTGACCGTGTTCGGGTTCTTGGGCAAGGTGACGTCGCCGGCGGCCACGCTCTCTCCCTGCAAAGCGAAGACGTTTAGCGTAAAGCTTTCCGTGTCCGCGTCGTACTCGACGGAGAAGTCCAGCCCCAGCTTAGGCGCGATCAGCCGTTTGAGCATGGCGTCGACGCTGATCGTGTCCGGCCATTCCTGACAGACTTTGAGGTCCTTCAGCGTGTCCGCCTGGCCGCCGAGCGTGAACGCCGGGCCGCCGCCCTCGGAGAAGTCGCAGAAACGCGCCAGCAGATACTCCACGTAATCGTAGGCGCTCCAAAGCTCGGTCCCGCCGTAGACGTAGGATTTGTCGTCCAGCCGCTCGCTGGAGCGGTTGCCCACGATCCAGGCCTGGCGGCCGAGGCGGTCATTCATCGGCGGCAGCCAGGTGCACCAATTGCCGCCCGGCGGCGGATCCTCGGCCGGCGGCGTCCAGAGCGACCGCGAAACCATCTGTTTCCTGAGCACCATCTGCGGGCCGTAGCACTGCCAGCGCTGCTGGCCGCTGGGGCCGCCGCCCTGCACGCCCTCGATCATTTTGCCTTGACCATAGACCCGTCCCACCCAGATGGTCTGCTGCTGATCGCCGTCGAAGATCTGCACGCGGACCCATTGCCCGTCGAGGTCCAAGGGCGCGACCTGCTGCTTGTCCGCGTCCCAAGGGTGCATCAAGTTTCCGAATTTCCAGACAAGCGTACACTGGTCCAGGTCGTGCGCCCCGGCGTTCCGCGTGCAGGACTCCAGATAGAGCCCCGGCATGCTCTGCCAATCGTCGCTCCACTGCGCGCGGACCTGGACCAACGAGGGTAGCGTGGCGTAGGGGATGTCGGAGGCAGGACCTAAAACGGTGACGGGCATGGAGCTATGAGCTTTGCTGATCGGGAAATGCTTCGGCGTCGATCGGTGCGGACGGTCCGCCGGCGGCGAGCGTGATCGAGGCGCTGAGGGGCGTGCTATAGGTCCAGAAGGGCGTCTCGGTTGTGCCGTCGTTACGCCGCGTTCGCAGCGTGACGGCGACGACGCTGCCGGGGGTCTGGCTGGGCAGTGTGGCCGCCAGCACGGCCAGCGCGCCGGACGAATAGCGATAGGTGAGCACGCTCGGTGCGCCGCCATTGACCGTGTAGCTCAGATACCACTGGCTTGGCGGCGAACCGCTGCCGCGGGCGGCGACGGCCGTGACCTTCACCACGCCCGCCGCGGACTCCGCCAAATCCAAGGTCTGCGGCGGTGAAGGCGGGGCCGCCGCGGCGCTGCCGCCGCTTACGCTGAGCGTGAGATAACTTTCGCCGCGGGGGCCGATCGGCAGGAAGCCCGAATCGTAGATGCCGTTGAAATAGCTCACCGCCAGATACCACGTGCCGTCGGCGAACGTATCCGCCGGCGTGGCCGGCAGCGCCGGCGACGTGGCCCAGGGCGCCGAGCCGGGTACCGGCGGCGTATCCTGCGAACGGTAGAGGCGATAGCAGGCCGGCGCGAAGACGCGGAAAAGGCCGCGGCAACCGATCTCCGCGGCGATCGGCGCGGCGATCGACGCATGCAGGAGCACCGGGCAGGCCGCAGCGGCAGGTGCGCCGGCAAGCACGGTCCGCCGGAAATAGATCTCCAGCGTTTGGCCGGCCGGCAGCGGTCCGAGATCGATGCCCGTGGCCTGGCTCGTGGGCTGGCCGAAGTCGACGCCGTCCCAGGAGATTTCGATGCCCACGTTCGGCAGCAGTCCCGCGACGGCCGGATCGAGCCACACGGTCACGTCGCCGGCGTCCGCCGCGCCGGTATTGGCCAGCTCGATCGACCAGATCTGCACGTTGCCGGCGGCCGCCTCCGCGGCGGTCACGTCGCCGTAGACCAGCGGGCTGTCGTAGACCTCATCGAGCGTCACGGCGGCCTGCGCCGCCAGGGCCAGGTAGGCCGCATAGACCGAGACCAGCAGCCACTGCCGCGGGTCGCTGCCGGCGATAAGAAATGTGCCGCCGGCGGAGACGTTCACCGCCGTCCCCGCTGCACCGTCCGGCGGCGTCCAAGAGAGGTTTCCCGCGGCGTCGATCGCCAGCCGCCCCTGCCCCGGGCCGTTCAATGCGGCCACGGCGAGGACCTGCACGCCGGCCAGCGTGCCATCGGCCCGCAAGCTGGCGATCGGTATCCCGTCGTTTTGAAATTGCAGGTCGCTGGGGAGCATAGTGAACTAAACGCGAAGGCCCGAAGAACACGAAGAAAGTTTTCAGGGAGACAGGACGTTCTTCAGGCTTTCTCGCTACCTGCTTGCCAAGCGTCTCGCCACGTACTGCGCCTTGGGTCCCGACTTTACAGATTTGTCTTCTCTTCGTGTTCTTTGTGCCTTGGTGTTTAATTGAGGCTGATGGTGACTTTCCGCGTGCCGCTGTTCAGCGTGACGGACCAGGCGGGCGCGTCGGGCGTGCGGACGATTATTTCAGGCGAAATAACCTTGTGGCTGCCGGGGTTGCCGGCGGCGTCCAGGGCCGTGACCCGCCAGGCGTAGAGCGTGAGGTCCGCCAGCGGCTCCGTCCGCCAGGTATAGAGCCAGGTGGACGAATTTGCCGGCACGCGGGCGATTTTAGTCCACCCGCCGCCGCCGATCCGCTGCTCGACCAGATACGAGGCCGCGGCGGCCGCCGTACTACGGAGCCACTGCAAGGTCCGCCGGGCCGGCGCGCAGCGGCTGATGAACGTTGTCCTGTCGAACTCCGGATCGCGAGTATCAAACACCTCGACGGTCAGGCGTTCGCCGGCCTCCGGCCGCAGCGTCAACCGGCCGCTGGTGGTGCGACCGTAGTACACGCCGTTGACCCACCAGTAGAACCACAGCGGCCCGCGGAGCCAGCTTTTGGCCGCGATCGTGGCCGTGCCGCCGACGGTCGCGGCGGAGAGCCACGGCCGGCGGCGGAACGGCGGCAGGAATGGCAACACACGAGCGATCATGGCTGTAATGTCGAATGACGAATGACGAATGACGAAGGCTTGAAATTCGTCATTTGTCATTCGTCATTTGGTCATTCCCGTTTACGGGACTCTCCCCTGCGTCTGCGTGGTGCCGTCGTCGCCGATGGTCTGCGTGCTGATGACCGTGGTCCCGTCGTCGGCATAGAGCTTGCGCGTGCTGCCGTCTTCCTTGGCCGCGGCAAAGAAGAGGCGGCCCAGCATCACTTGCAGCTCGCGGTAGGTCCAATTTTGGAAACCGGCGTCCGGTGCGGGCGGCGCGGTGCTGACGGAATCCAGGTCCGTTGAGCCACCGCTTCCGCTGTCGTCGCAAATTTGATCGAGTGTCATGGCTGAAAGTTGATCGAGTGTCATGGTTACGTCAGACTCGCGTTGTTGACGTTGCCGGCGGCGTCCGCCGTTCCCGTGGCCCCGTTGGTCACGTTCGCACCAATGCCTTTGTTCAGGCTGCAGTTCACGATATAGGCCGTTACAGCAGAGCCGGCATTAACCGATTTGCCGCTGCCGTTTCCGATCAGCGTCGAGTTGAGAACCTGCGCCCCAGCGCCGACGGTCAGTGCCGTCTTGTTGGTTCCGGTCACACGGAACGTGCAGTTTTCCATCTTGCCGGTAAAGATGCCGTCCCATGACGGAGCGCCGGGGGCGTCCACGGCCACGCGCGGCCAAGCCCAAGTGTCATAGTATGGCACGCCTTCCACGAAGCTCTGTGTGATGCGGGGCGTGTATTCCTGCAAGATGCAGCCGTTGAGGTAGCCCGTCGCCGGCGTCGAGGAGTTGCCGCCGAATGAACCTGCGCCGCCGATGCAATTCACGCATGTGCCGCTGAAGGTTCCATTTTCGCCGAATCCGTTCGTACTACATGAACAGCCATAGGCGTAACCGCTAAACGTGCCGCCAGCGCCGAACGCCTTGTCCCACGCCGCACAGCCAATGAAGATACCGCAGGCCGTGCCGCCGTTTCCGGCAAACACGGTCCCGGTGGCAAAGCAGTTCACGAACAGGCCGCTGCACGTGCCGTTGGCAGCGAAAGCGGCGGCGCTGGCACGGCAGTTGAAAAACGCACCGCTGCACAAGTTGGTACCGAAGCACTGGCCTTCGCCCTCGCAATCGCGGAAGTACCCGGACGCGATGCCCGGTCCCGATGCGGAGTATTGGCTGCCAAAGCTCTGGGCCGCTCGTGCCTGTGTGGAATAGGTAATTGTGGCGTCGCCGGTGCCAGAAGCTTTCCGCATTGTCCCGCTGGTCACCGGCGGCATGTACCCTTGCAGCGTAACCGTTCCGCTGCCCGCGGAAATGCTCACAGCCTCGACCGTGTACGTCACTTGGGACACGTTGTCGATCGTATAAGTCGCTCCGACAGTCGGGGAAACGCTGACGCCCGATACAGTAAGCGTATGCAGACAGAACGCACCGGAACCGTAACTGGTCGTCTTGGCGCGACAGCGGTCGAAGACACCGCTGGCGTAGGAATGTCCACCGTTGGCATAACCGGAACCGAACGCCAGTTCGTTGCCGCGGCAGTTCTCGAAGATGCCGCTGCCGTAAGTCCCGCCGAACACCGAGTCGCCACCCAAACAATCGCGGAAGTAGCCGGAGGCCCGCGACTGACAGGGAGAATAGAAATCGCGGTTCATGCCGCCGAAGCTGGAATGTCCGGCAGTGCACTCGATGAACAACCCACTGGCGATGCCGGGGTATTCATAACTCGCCGCGCCCCAGGCCAGATTGCCCGCCTTGCAGCGGCGGTAGATGCCGCTGTACTCCGCGCCCACGCGCATTGATGTGGCCTGTGTCTCGTCGCTGGAGTAGATGCTTACCGCCTCCAGTTCCGTCCGTCCAAACACGCGAATAGTGTACAGCGTCGTGCTGTCAGGGTAAGACATCAGGGCGGTGACGCCCTTCAGGCAGCCGTACCAAAAACTGCCGCTGAGACCGGATCCAGTATCCACTCCGGACGATGCGACATAGTCGCTGTTCCACACCAGCGAGAACGGGTCGAGCGAGTTGATTTCGCCAAAGTTCGGCCCGGCGAAACCGCTGGCATAGAAGGTCGCCATTCCGACAGCAGCAGTGCAAGCCGAGTCGCCATAGAAACCGATGTAAGTGTTCTGGGCGTTCGGGTAGGACGTGCCAGTGATGTCCGTTCCCGTACCCGATACGTGCGTCATGCTGATGCTTGTTCCGCCGGTACGGGTCGGCGCACCAAAACCTACGAACGTCGCCTCGCCGGAAGAGATGGAAGTGCACTTCCAGTTCACGCCGTTGTTGCTGTAGATCGAGCCCACGGCCGGCGGTGTGCCCGTGCTGACGGCGACGGCAAACACCGTGAAGGGTTTACCGTAGAGTGTCTTGCCGTCCGCAAGGGCCGAGGGGTTGATATGCAGGGTATTCTGGATCGCCTGCGAGGAAAGGATGCACTGATTTCCGTTGCTGGCGTTAGCCGCGTCAAGGTCTCCCGCAACCGCCTGGAAACCACCGACGAAGATCGTCTTGCCGTCGTCGCCGCCGGCCACAAAAGCACTGAAAGCGATCGTTGCGTCGGCACCGGAGAGCCCTGAGACCTTAGTCAAGTTTCCGCTGGAGGGTGGTGTCGCACGGCCGGCGGTGAACGTGATCGAGTAGGGTTGACTCGACCAGCTTGCGATGTCGGGCGTCATGGTGAATGTCTGGGCGCCAACATTCATGTTGGAAATCGTCGCCGTCTGTGGCGTACCGATGGTCACGTGGAACGTCGCCCCGTTCATGGCCGACGTCCAGGCGGTGCCGTGGCCGGTGACCACACCCAAGCCACCATTGCCGTCGCAGGTGCCTACGCTGTAGGGCTGCAAAATATCCGGCGCCTTGACGCTGATCGTGCCGGAGCCTGCGCTGACGTTGACCGCGATCACCGTGTACTGCACGCCATTGGAGTCTTGGTAGACAGAGCCGACACTCGGCGCATTGGTCACGCCGGAGACGGTGAACTTAAAACCCTCGATCGGGTTGACGGGGAAATAGGCTGCCGGATCGAGGCTCGTGCCGGTCTTGGCGTAGGCGCTGGCGGCGGCCGTGATCTTCAGCGTGAAATTCTTGATCCGCACGTCCTGCACCTGCTGCCGCAGCGTGCCGCAGCCCAGCGCCCGCTGGTTGGCGACGTTGGAAATGAAAACCACGTTGTCCGCATGCCCCATACCGATCAGGTCGATGCAATCCGTGTCCAACACCATGCCGAGGTTCGGCGTGTTTCCGGTCGTCCCGTTGTCCAGGTTGCCGAAATCATAGGTCCCGGGCATAACGAGAACGGCAACACGGGACGCGGCGCTAGGACTGAGGGTTTTGGCCTGCGCATAGGCGGCGGCGAGCTTGGCGGCATTGGCCGTCGCGGTGCCGTTGCCGTACACCACGACCGTGTTGTTCCCGTATTGAACGGGGAGCTGCGCGCTGGCAAGCAGCGCATTGGCATCCAACGTCGCCAAACCGCTTGCCGTGCCTTTGAGCGACCGGATCGCGGCGAAGTTTGACAAAACCTTGTCGAAGTCCGTGCTCTGGAGGTTGTTGCCTATGTAGATGCCATCACTCTGTTGCGTGAGTGTGCGTGTCATGAGTGTCTCCACCAAGCCGGCAATCGCGGCAGTAGGAAAATGTGAAAGTACAATGCGTTAAGCCCTGACAACCCCGCGGATCGGGATCTCGGCCCGCTGGTCAAAACCGTCGCCGAGCGCGGCCTCGATCTTGGCCAGCCCGACCTCGATAATCAGGCAGTTGGCGGTCGTCTCGCCATGGTCGTCGGTAATGCTCTGGATCGTGCCTTGCAGGCCGTCCAGGCTGGCCTTCCAGGCGTGTACGTTGTCATTCGTGTCGTAGCTCACGGCCAGGACCTCGAAAGGCTGGTCCTGCAGGCCCAGGTCCTGCGCGCCGTAGCCGTCGATGCCCGGCACGGTCCACACGGCCAGCCGCATCTTGGGCACGGGCAGCGTGCCGATCACGCGGAAGCAGTCTATGGATCCAATGGCCGGCATGGGCTAGTTCTCCGCGTTGGGCGGGGCCAGCGTGGGCCGCGGCCGCTGCTGGGCGGTATTCAGGTTTTGCGCCGCGTTGGCAAGCTCACTAACGGCGCGGTCGAATTTGTCGACGCCGGCCCCCTTCGCGTTTGCTCCAAAAACTTGCTCGCGGCCGCCTAACTGCTTGACCGCCGCAACCAAATGCGCCGAGTCCAGGTCAGTCTTATCCTCGCGGAGGAAATACCTGGCCTGCGCCCGGTTGATGCCGGGGATACGGCCAAACGTGCCCTCAACCACATCCTGCATCACGGAAGTCGCGCCCTCACCGTGGCTGATCATGTGGGCATGGGCACTGGCCAAAACCCCCTTCACGGCATTGGTTTCCGAACCGTATGCGGCGGCCTCCGCCTCTTCCTGCTGCGCCGCTCCAGTCCGCGCGAGCTTGGCGCCTATTGCCCGGGCGTCCGCGTCCGGCAACGCCAGCACGCGGCCCGCCAGGTCCTTGCCCGCCGCGGAGCCAATGCCCGCTTTGGCCTCGTTGAACTCGCCTTCATTCCGCAACAGGAGCTTGTAGCCCATCAGGCCCTCTTGCCGGCCGAAAAGTTTTTGCAGCGCCGCGTCGTCCAGGCCCAACGACTGCACCGCGTGCAGCTCGCCCATCAGGCCCTGCGCGCCGGACAGCTTGTGCCGCACGGCGGCCCGCACGGCCTTGGCGCTTTGGTCCAATAAGTGGCCTTCCTCGTCGGTGGCCAGCTCGTTGCCGGCTTCGTCTTTTCCGCTCCGCAGCCTGGCCAAAGCCTTTTGCAGGCTCTTTTGCATCGTGCCCGCGATCGAGGCCTCGCCGGTGGCCTTGGATTGCACGGCCACGGCCGCCAGCAGCTCGTCGGCCGAGACGCCGGCGTCCTGGGCGTTCACGCCCGCGAGTGCGGCCGCCGGGCCCAGTTGCGCGATCTTCTGCGGCGAATGTTCTCCGGCGGCCAGCAGTTTGCTGGTGATGTCGCGGAGGCTGCCGGTCTGCTTTCGGCCCATCGACGTTTGCAGCGTCTGCGTGGCCCGCATCAGCGCCTCGGGATCCTGTACGACGCCCTGGCCGTAGAGGTCCGCGAAGACGTCCATCTGGTCCACGGCGCCGGCCGAGGCCGCGGCGAAGGTCAAGGCGGCCGCCTGCTGCCGCGACATGCCGCTTTTGGCCGCCAGCCCTCGCGACTTGTCCAGCAACTTTTTGTACTGTTCGGGGTCGCCGCCGGCGACTTCCGCCAGGCTGCCTTCGGCCATCTCGGCGGTGCGGTCGGACTGCGCGCCGCGCTCCTTGGCCGCGTTGAGCTTGTCCATCGCATCGATCAGCAGCTGGGTGGCGCTCGTTACGCCCGTAATCGACGACGCAAACGACTGCATTTGCGATATGGCTTTGCTGCCGAAGGTCGCTTCCTGCTGCGAATGCACCTGCTTCAGCGCGGTGTTATAGCGATCGGCGGCCTGCGTCGTGGCGCGGCCGTGCGTCTCCACGTCGATCGCCCCCTGCTGATACAGCTTGTCGATCTTTTCGAGCTGCTGCTGGTATTCTTCCAGCGGCGTGCGCGTCTCCTGGAAGATCCGCTGCGCCTCGCGACCCATCTGCTGCTGCGTGCGATCGAGTTCCTTGGCCGCGTCCGCCGCCTTCTTGATCGCCGACTCGTTAAGGCCGAATTCGCGCGAGAGCCGGGCCACGGCCTGCAGGGCCTGGGCCTCGTCTGCAGTCAGTCGATAGGCGATGTCTCCGGCCATTGAGCTATGAGTAGTGAGCTATGAGTAGTGAGCTATGAGCCAAAAGCTATGAGCCAAAAGCTCAAAGCTCATTGCTCACGGCTCAAAGCCTTTCCAGCAGCCACAGGTCCGCCAGCGTGGGGCGGTATGCGGGCAAAAGCCCCCGCGCCCAACGCGCGACGGTCATCCAGCGCAGGCTGGCTACTTCGTTTTTTTTTGCAGTTCGCCCGCCAGACGGACCAAGGTCGGCCAGTCAATGAGCGAGTCCAGGACCTTCCGCGGGGCCTCGGTGTCCAGCAATCCCAACAGGGACACTTCCACCGCGCTCACGCGGTAATTGGCCGCCAAGCATTCCACGGCCGCGGCGGCCGCATTCTGGAAATCGAAGGTCACGTCGTCGCCGGCGATGGCATCCGGCGAGGCGCTGCCGGCGCGGGCCTGCCAGTACTGGCCGGCCAACTGCCAGAGCCGGGCGTAGCGCGGCACTACCGGACCATGCTCCCATTCGCGGTCGCTTTGCGGCGCCAGCACGATCGAGCGCGGCAGCGTGTGGTACCAGACCAGCCGACCGTCCTCGGCGGCTTGGCCCCGGGCCACCGGGCAGAGCCAGGTGCGACCGTCTCCCAGCTCCACCAGGTGCCCGGGGAGCGTTTTCTTGCGCGCGAGGTCCTCCCCGCGCGGCTCCTCGCCGTTGATTGTTCCGATCCAATACGCCGGCCGGCCGGCGGCGTCGACCAAATGCCAGGTCTGCTCCGCGGGGCGGTATTTTACTTTTGTGGGATCAATGCGATCGGCCGCCGCTAACAAAGTGCCGTTCTGGCCGTCCGGCCCGCGGAGGACCGCCTGCTGATGCTGGCCGCCGTCCAACCGCGACGCGAGGTGTTTTTCGATCGCCGGCGCAAAGCTTTCGGCAGCGTAGTAGAGGAAGGTCGCCATAGTCGCTTGTTTCGCTTTATCCGCAACTGCGGAAGTTACGCGCCGATGTACGTGATCGGCGCATTGGTGCCGTCCCACACCACGTGGCCCATCAGGCCCACGCTGGCCGCGCCTTGGCCGCTGACGGCAAAGGGCGTCTCTTGCAGACCCAAGCACGTGCCGCTCAGGGTCACACTCTTGGAGCCGAAGATGCCGCCGTTGGCGCGGTTGCGGAGCACGATCGAGAACGCGCCGCTGGCGCCGTTCAGCCCGCTCCCAAGCAGATCGCCCTGCCGCGAGCTGGTGAGGCTGATCGTGGGCAGGATCGAGCGGATAGCGGCAATCTCGTCGAGGATGTTGCTGCTATGCCCTTCGGTCCGCGTGCCGAGGCCGAAATTGACGCTGATCTGCGTGTGCTGCGGGATCGTGACGCCGGCGATCTCCGCCGAGGCGAGCGTGTAGAGATCGGCCTGCGTGATCGCCGGCAGCGCCGCCGACGTGGAGAGCGTCCAGGGTTGCGTCGCGCCGTCGGCTGAAACCGGGTGCGCCTGGTAATTGATCGAGGCGTTGCCCTGGTGGCTGCATTGCAGCGACTGCGGCACGAGCACGCCCAGCGCGGTGCTGAGACTCACGTGGTTGGCCGTGTCGATCGTGCCGCCGGCGAGGACCCGCGAGCCATACAAAATCAGGTTCTTCGTCGCCAGGCTCGCGCCCAGCGGGCCGCAGGCGTTCAAGGCGGCCTGGATGTCCTCGCAGGTGAACTGCACCGAGGGCTTCTGCGCGAGGATCGCCATGATGCGGGCGTAGACCTCGCCGGAAGTCGGTTCGCCGCGGACCTGGCTCCCCAGCGCCGAGCCGATGTTCGTAATGCCGCCCAGGATGGACGTGCCGACTTTGACCGGGCCGTTGGTATGCAGAATGAAGGTCATGGATCGCTCCTGATTTAGCCACGGATGGAACACAGATGAAACACGGATTGAAATTCAGTGTTTAATCAGCGTTCAATCCGTGGCTAAGAAATGTTGCTTTGCTCGGCCGTCGTGTGCTGGTAAAACAGGCGGACCATGGCTGCTTCGTGGATCTTGCCTAACGCATCGCGTTCGCTGTTGGCGACGCGGAGGAGCTCCTCGCGAAGGTCGATCGGCGGTTCGCCGGCGTGCGGACCGAGTTTCTTGGGCCGCGGCTTGTATTGGTTCAGGTGGACGACGCCCGGCAACGCCACGCGGCAGCCGTTGCTGGTGGCGTAGATCGTCGAGCGGCGCGCGCCCTCGCGGGTGCGGCCGCTGAGGACCATCGCCAGCGTATGGTGGAATTTCTTCTGTTTGCGGCCGGTGTATGAGCGCCAAAAGTCTTTGCCGCCGGCGTCTTCGCCTGCGCGGGGGGCATATTCATACCGCGTCTTGCCTTCGCCGGCGAAATGCTTCTGGACGAACTGGTCGAACAGGTGCATGCCGCAGGCCCGCCAGGCCTCCTTGAGCAGCGCCCGGAAATCCCGTTGCGCGACCCACGGGTAAGGCGAGGCCCCGGCGTGGTAGCGGACGTCGACGTGCAGCATGGTTCGCGGGTTATGCGGAGAGGCTGGTCCGCGCGTGGATGTCGGTGGCCGTCAGGGCGCTGGAATTGCCGCCGGCCGTGTTCAAGGCCGTGACCACCATCGACAGCGCGTTGGTAGTGCCCAAGGGGTTTGCCCCGCTGGAACTATCCCATTCGTAGGGCACGCCGGCCGTGAGGTTGATGGTGGTGATCAGGCTGCCGCCGCCGGCGGTGGCCGAATAGAACTTGACCGTGGCGTCCAGCGAGTCGCTGAGCAGATAGAGCATCTGCAAAGCGGCGTAAAACAGCACGCCGATGCCGTCATTGATGGTCACGGGCGAACCGTAGTTGACCGTGGTCTCCAGCGGCGGGTTCTGCATGCCGCTGATCTTGTAGCTGGCGTTCACCGGGGTCATGCCCGGCTGGGCAACGGTTTTCGTGATGGTCGTGACGACGGCGTTTGACATGATGGTTCCTTAATCCGGCCCCCAGGCGAGTTCCAGGAGCGTCCAGTAGTACTGCCCGACGCCGCCCAGCTCTTCGAAGCGTTCACGGCTCGGTCCGGCGGCGACGGCGATCTCGGCGATATCCAGGTTTCCCGGCTGGCCGGCGTTGTTCGCCAGCCCGAGGATGATCTGCCCGACCTGGTTCAAGACCGTGCGGTCCGCCTGCTCCGGGTTCGTGTCCGCGCCCGCCGGGGCGGCGACTTCCAATTCGATGAACAGCTTGCCGCGGTCCTGGAAGCCGTAGCGGCTCTCGCGCGTCAGGCGGTAGCCGGCCGTGGGCGCGGTGTAGACCAGGCAAAACGGCCGCAGTTGGTCTTCCCACTGCGCGGGCGTGTATTCTTGCGTTGCGTTGCCTTCGGGCACGCTCGGCGCCGGCGGGGCGCTAGCCAGGTAAACGCGGGCCGAGGCCTCCGCGGGCGTGGTCACACCCATCAGGGACTGAAAATTGCCCAAGGCCGCCAGCATGCCGCGGAGCGTCTCCAGCGCGGTGGAGAGCGGCCCCAGCGGATCGCCGATCGGTTCGCGGGTGAAGGGCGACGGCAGGCCGTGCAGCGGATCGGGCATGGTCAGTTCACCACGAAGGCGCGAAGGACACTAAGGCGGAAGAGCTATCAGACGAAGGCTGCACCATACGGTGACCTTTTCGCTCTCCCGGCAGTTCCGGCCTCCCTTCGTGCCCTTCGTGTCTTCGTGGTTATTTGCAGCGCTGCCAAAACGTGCAGGCTATGGTCACCAAGGCCGCCCAGGCGGCGCCCATGCCGAGGCGGATCCGCTCCTGGAACTTGCGGAGTTCCTGGACGCTGAGATTCAGCCCCGGTACGCGGTCGTCGCCGGCGATGCCGTGGATGGCCACGTGGTGTTCGCGGCCCTGGTCTTCCATGAGCTCCAAGCGCCGTTTCACGTCGTCGTGATAATCGCGGATCGCCTGGCGGAGTTCTTGGTATTGATGGTCGGTCATGGGGTCTTCTCCGAAAGGTTGCCGTGGCGTGCGGCGGCGCGGGTCAGCACGCCCATTGCGGCGAGCGTGATCGGCAGCGCGGCCCGCAGCCAGGCGTGCGCAGCCAGCACTTCGGCGGGCACGGCAGTCAAGGCGGCCATCGCCGTCAGGGCCAAGGCGTTCCAGGCGTGGCTGTCGGCGATCGCCGCCACGGCATGCAAGGCGGCCAGCCGCCACGCGCGGCGCACGCCCCGCCAGCTTTGCGGCTGGCGGTGCTTGTGCGGCATGGGGAAATGCGGCGGCGGTATGGCCGGATGTTTGCGTGTCATGCTTACTTTCTGCGGAAGCCTTGCCGCGTCTTTTCGCGGGTCGCCAGGCGATGCGCCTCGCAGTGCGTCCAGTTCACGGTCTGGCTGACGATGGCCTCGATCGTGTACAGTTGCCCGGCGATCGTCAGTTGGTCGTGCAACTGCACGCTCGCCAGGCAGGTGCCTCCGCCGGCAGCCGCGGCGGTCCGCGGCAGATGCAAGGTACGGACGTAACGGCTCTTCTCGCCGTCCTGCTCCACAAAGACCCGCGTCTGCTCCTGGCCGATGATGGCCACCGCCGTCACACTGGGCTGTACGCCGTCGGGCGTCCAGTCCAGCGTGTCGGCCAGCTCATCGCTGAGCTGCGCCGCGGAATCGGCGAAATGGCTGTCAAGCTGCATGACTTACGCCGGCGTGCCGCTGGTGACCCCGGTGAGGAGGTAACCCGCTTCGGGGTGGAAGATCTTGATCTGCCGATCGTTGCGGGCGCGGATCGTGCCGCCGCGGCGGTTCTCTTCGCGGTACTCCTCGACGATCACGCCGGGGGTCTCGTCCTCGCCGCCGGGGATCTCGGCGTTCTCCGCGGTCCACATGAAGGTCCGGCCGATGCACGGCTCCGGCGCTTCAACATCGTCGGTCTCGCCGACGTGGCAGACCATGGCCATCGTCGGGTCCCAGATGCGGGCCGGCGTGGCGGTGGCGCCTTCGCCGGCGGTATTCTTCATGCCGCGGCCGACGAGGATCTGGTCGAGCATCAACAGCTCGCAGAGGGCGGGAATCCGCTTCACGTACGCCTTCGGGTCATCATGGCCGCTGAATTTCAAAAGATCCTGGATTTGATGCGTGCGGCAGAGCTTGATGAGCGCCCAGGAGCTGAGGATCATCGAGTTGGGCTCGCTGCCGCAGGCGAGCAGCACCTGCTCACGGGCCTTGTCGATGTCCTCCAGCGGCGTGGCCGTGGCGGGCGTGTCCCAGGCGACGGCTGCCGCCGCGTTGCTGAACGTGCCCGTGTTGAACACGGCGCTGGCCACATCGTTCTCGAAGGCCATCAGCACGCGGTTCACGGCGCGCATGGTGGCGAAGTTTTCCAGCTTGATGACGTTGGCATAGATTGCCAACTGCCGGTCGTCGACCGGCTCCTCCGCACCGTAGTCCTGCGTCACGTAGGACTCCTGGTCGAAGAGGAAGTTGCCGCGCTTGTAGCCGCTGAACGGCGCGCGCATCAAGTCCTCAATGGGCGTCAAGAGGCTGGCGATCTTGACGCGCAAGAACCCGGCGGCCTGCATCGCCACGGGCGCGGGCGGCAGGACCTTCAGGCCGATGAACTTCTTTTGGTTGGCCAGCAGACTGATGTCTGCGTAAGAAAACGAGAGGTCGAACCGCGTGATGGCGGTACGGGGAGCGGACATTGCTTATTCTCCGTGAAGTGGGCGGCAGCGGAGAATTTGGTTTGATGCGGTGGGCGGCGGCGGAAAGGAGAGGTTTTTACTCTAGGGGGCGTTCCCTCCCCGTCCGCTGCCAGCGCGGGGAGGGAACGCAGGGTCCCCAGTTTGGTTTCTTGCTTGAAGCGCGTCGAGCGTGTCAAGCGTTTCGATTTAGCCCTTGACGCTCAAGAGCATGGTGACCGAGGAGATCTCGGCCGTGGCGCCGGTGGTGCCTCCGGTGTCGTTGACCGCGGCGGTCAAGAGGATGTCCAGCGTGTCGCCGGGGTTCAGGGCGGTCGGGGTGACCACGCAGTCGTAGTTGGCGAAACTGGTGGTCAGCGCGGCGGCGGCCGTGGTGACCAGGTTCGCGCTGTCGCCGCCGGCGCCATCGGCCTTGTAGGCGGCGGCCACGATGGTGGCGCTGACCGTGGCAGCCACGGTGACCTTGGCGCGGACGCGGATCGTTACCGCCTGGCCCGCCACGTATTCCTTGGGCAACTCGAAGAGGAAGCGGGCCGCGTCCGACTTGCTGGCGCCACTGGCCGCTTCGCCCAAAACCAGCGGCGTGTTGGTGCCGCAGGTGCCCGGCGTGAGGCCCATGTCGCCGGCCGGCGTTCCGGCCGAGGCCCCCAGGCCCACGAGCGTGGCGTGCGTCTTCAAGGCGGTGAGGGGAACCGGGTACGGCGCGTTGTTTTCCTGGGTCAACTGCGTGCGGGCGACCGTGCCGCTGGTCGTGGTCCGCGCGGGCAGGTACTCGAAGATCGAGCCGTCGCCGCCGGCGGCGGTCAAGGCGGTGCCGCGCAAGAGCGTGCCGCTGTCGGAGAGCTTGCCGTTGGCCGCGGCGTAGACCTGGGCGTACTGCGCGATGATCTTCGAGGCGATGCCCTGCCGGCTGGCCTGGTCGTCGATGGGAATGACCGACGTGACGACGTCGGTGCTGATGACGTTCTGCTCCAGCACGCCGATCTCGTCGTCGGTCGAGCCGGCCAGCGCCAAATAGCCGCCGGAGAGCATCACCCGCAGAAACGGGTTGAACGTGGTGTTGACGGGCAACGTGATGTTGCCGATTTGCTTACGCATGGGGGGAACTCCGAAAAGTGTGGATTGGTGGGGTGGCGGCAGCGGAAAGGTCCGGTCGATCGCCTAGCGCTTCGCCGGCCGCGGCATGAGGTCGTACTTCTCGGCGATCAGCCGCTTGCCGAGCATGGTCGGATTGCTGGCCGCCAGCCAGGCCTGGTGCAGCCCCGGATCCTTGTTGGCCACGACCATCACCGCCTCGCGGCGATTGGCGGCGCGGCCCATCTTGACGCGGTTCTTGATCACCGCGGCGACCGCCGATTCGAAGTGCTCCTTGATCTCGCTGGCGTCGAGGTCCTCTATGTCTTCGTCGCAGGGATTGGCGTCCTCGACTTCGTCCTCGGCCTCTTCCTCCTTGGCCGGCTTCTTCTTGGCGTTCTTCGGCGGCTTGACGCCCGGCTTGTTGCTGGCGGCCTTGCCGGCGGCGACGGCCGCGGTCAGCTCGGCGATCTTCGCCTGCTGCGCGGTCATCCAGGCGCTGGCGGCCTGCTCGACGGTGGCCTCGGTTTCCAATTGCGCGCAGATGAACTTCTCATCCGCGCCGGGGCAGGCGGCCTTGATCTCCTTGAGCGTCGCGGCCTTGGGGGTTTCCTTGGTGGGTTCCGACATTTTCGGACTCCTGGGGGCTGGGGGTGGTGCGGCGCTGGCAACGAGGCCGGCCGGTGTTTTCTGGAATTGGTTCGGTTTGAGGCTGGCGGCGATCGACACGGCGGGAAGGAGATCGGTGCAGAACCCGCGCTCTTTGCAGGCTGGCCCGTCCATCCACGTCTCGTCGTCCATCCAGGCGGCGATCTCTTCCGGCCTGCGCCCGGTCCGCGCGGCGTAGATGCCCACCAGGCTCTGCTTGACCTGGTCCAGGACCTCGGCCGTCTTCCGCAGCTCCTCGGCGTCGCCGGCCGCCCATTGCGCCGGGTTGTGGATCATCATGTAGGCGTTTTCCGGCATCTCGATCGTGTCGCCGGCCATGGCGATCACGCTGGCCATCGACGCCGCGATGCCTTCCACGCGGGTCACGATCTTGGCCGGATGCGCGTTGAGCATCGCCAGGACTGCCATGCCCTCCCACACCGATCCGCCGGGCGAATTGATGCGGACCGTGATCTCCTTGACGTCGCCCAAGGCGCTCAACTGGCGGTTGAACTCCTTCGCGCCGACGCCGAAAAAGGCGTCGATCTCGTCGTAGAGGCAGATCTCGGCCTTGCCGTCGCCGGAGTTGGTGATCGTGGAGCGTGGCATACTCGAAACTCTCTAAACACGAAGTCACGAAGGGCACGAAGCGTGAGGATCCTTTAGAAGAGATGCGATTACGCGCGTGTCCCCTTCGTGTCCTTCGTGTCTGCGTGTTTAACTTGGTCTCACGTCTTGCTGCCGGCGGCTCCGGCCGCGGCCGTTGAATCGTCGCTGCTCTGCGGGCCTTCCTGGCCCATCAGGCGGAAGGTCATGCCCTCCGGGAACGGCCGGCTCATCAGCTCGCGGTAGTGCACGGGCTGGCCGTCGTCGGCAAATTTCTTATTGATCTTGGCGGCCAGCCTCTTGGCGCGGCAGATGACGCGATAGTTCTCGCTCAAAATCTCGCCGTCGACCTCGTCGATGTCCACGCCGTTGCGGGCCATGATCCGCCGCCGGCTGTTCAGTCCGCCGGCGGCCTCGGTCGTGTCGGCCTGCACGTCCTGCAGCGGCTGGATGTAGGGCCACGTGGGCGGGTGCCAGTCGTTGGCGAAGATCGCCGGGCCCAGCCGGGCGAACGCGCCGCGCAACACGCGGTCCTCCGCCATAGCACAGCGCACCCGCCAGCGCCATACCGGGCGGTGGAAGTGCTGCGCCAGCCACTTCTGGAAATCACGGAAGCGGATCTTGGCCTGGTCCATCGCACCCCGCCAGCCGCTGAAGTTCGTGTTGGACGGGTCCAACAGGAAAACGCACAGCGGCAGATCGAGGTTGATGGAGATGAACGTCAGCACGAGGCTCGCGTGCTGGAAAAACTCTTGGTTCGGGATGGCCGGCGAAAAGCCTTCGATCTTCTCGCCCGGGATATCGCTGTAAATGTCCTGGCCGGGCTGTGTCGGGTTGACGCCGCGCTGCATGCCCACGGGCGGCCAGGTGAGCGCCCCTTGCGCCGCGGCGGCGTTCGCGCCCGTGCCCAACGGGGGCGCGACTTCTGGCGCCAGCGTGTGCAGGAACGTGTAGCAGCTCGCCGCCTGGGCTTTGACGAGCTGGGCAAACGCCAGGTCGTCCATCATGCCGCAGGTATCGGCCGGGGCTGCCAACGCGGTGACCCCGCGGGTCATGCTCAGGCGGTCGGGGCGGTACAGGTGCAGGACGTTGGGCCACTCCAGCCCGGCGAACTCCGGATCCGGGTCGCGGCTGTAGGCTGAGTATTTGGTGACGTCCGAAACCAGGCGGACGCTCTGGTGGATCTCCCAATCGCGATTGGTGATCCAGTATTCGCTCGGCCGGCCGTCGTCATCGGCCACGATGCCGTGCACGCAGTGCGTCTTGCGGTTTCGCAGGGCGTTGACCGGCGTGCGGCAACGGTGGTTCTCCAGACACCAAAGCTGATCGTTCTTGGTCGGCAAGGCGAACACGTCGCCGTCGACGACCGTATGCTGCAGCATCAGCTTTTCCAGGTCCCAAAAGGTATGCGTTCCGTCGCGGCTGCAGGCCCGCGGGTCGTCGGCCCAGGCGTTCCAGCGCTGTTTCAGGTCGCGATTGAGCTTGCGATCGCCGGTCTTGGGGGCGGGGATAAAGCCGCCCTGGATGATGTTGGCCACCATGCGGCGCACCGCCTGGCCCAAAACCACGTTGTTCCGCATCAGCTCCCGCGCCAGCTCGACCATCTGGAAGTAGGCGGTCTGGATGCGGATATGCCAATCGGCGCCCGTCCCCTGGGGGATGATGCCGATGCGCGTGCGGCGGTAGATCGAGGGCCGCGCGGCGTCGTAATCGTTCCGCATGCCGAAAAACGATTCGGCCAGGTTGCGGCGCTCTTTCAGTCGCATGATCAGCCGTAGTACGGTCCCGGATAGGTGGGCAGGAACGGTTCGCCGCGGGTAAAGACCCGCGTGATCGGTCCGGCGGCATGGTTCGAATTGGCATACAGCCAGCGCTGGCAGTCGGCGATCTGCCGCTCGATCACCGCCGGGTCAATCTGCACTTCCTCGGCCCGGTTGCCATGTCCGACCTGCTTGGGGATGCGGATCAGCAGTTGCCGGCAGGCGGCCAGGAACGTCTGGGCTTCCTGCACGCTGCCGTCGATGTCGTAGGAGGCGTTGTCGTAGTACGCGGCCTTGACTTCGGCGAGCGTGCTGGTGGAACTGATCGAGACGGACATTACATGGCAGGGAGCGGGGAGCTGTGAGCAATGAGCTTATAGTCAACAAATGCTCGCGGAACGCACTGCGGCAAGGAAATCCGGACCATCCGGCCGCGGATCAAGCGGATCGTCCGGGCGGCCAGGATTCAACGGGCAGGCCGGCCCTTGGTCGCGGCCTTGGCCGCGGCCAAGGCATTTGGGAGCGAGAGTTGAAAACTGCTCTTCAGCCGTTCATGGGGACCTGGCTGCGTTTTTCGCGGCAGTTTCTCGATCCGCTCCAGAAGGCTCAAGGCGCGGCGCGCCTGGGACTCGCTGACGTAGCCGCCGTCCTGCTTTGCGCGGCCCATGTCCAGGGAAAACTTTCGGTCCCTGTAGTGAATGGTGTCGGAGTAGCGGAAGCCGTTGCGGGCGATGTCGAACCAAACCGCGGCATCGATCTCGTTGAAGCGCTCCAGCGCGGTTGTTTCGTCATTCGTCATTTGTCATTCGGGCTTCCTCGGCGACCGCCGGTTCGATATGCGCGGCCAGGTCGCGGAGCATCGCGGCGGTCGGGCCGGCCGGCAGCGTGGTGATGTAATCGACGCGGCCGCCGGGGCTGGCAATCACCAGGCAGTAGCACGAGCCGGCGGGCATGATGTTCTGCGTCATCTGGCCGGCGGTGTCCAGATACTGCTGGATCTCCACCGCATTCATCTCCTGCATCGTGCGGCGGCGCCTTACCGGCTGCTGGTGGGCATGCGTCTGGCGGCGCTCGCCGGGGAGAAGCTGGCCGGGTCGCTTCATGGGCAACGCGGCTTTCAGGAATGGATCTTGGTCGCTATTCATGTTTACTCCAGTGTGGTCGCCAGCCGCTCGAAAAGCCAGCGCACGACGTCGGCGCGGCTGTTGCCGACGTGGCGGTTGTTAGCCAGCCGCGCGTTGCTGAGGTTCAGCGCCTTTTGCACGCGACGGAAGGCGGCTGATGCCCCGCGGTCCAAACGCACGTCGAGGTGCATCTCGCGCTCCAAATAGCCTTCGGGTTCATCGTCCGAAACGGGAACGGTGATGGCCACGGCGCGCCAGTGTTCCGGTTTTGCGGGCGGTTTTGCGGCCGGGCGGGCTGCCGGGCGCGGCGGCTGCGCGGTCCGCGGCGCGGGCGGCTCGGCGATCTGCGGCGGCTCCTGCACCGCAGGCGGCGCCGTGTTTTCTTCCGGCGGGGCGTCGCTGAGCGCGGCCAGCCAGGCCCGCGGGTCCTCGCAGGTGCGTGCCTGCGCGATGATCACGTCGATCGATTTGCCCGTCGTCGCCGTGGTGATGCCCAGTTCCTGGCAATACTTTCGCAGGGCCTTCACACTGGTCGTGTCTTCAGACATGAGGTTCCTTTTCGTCGAAAAGTTCGTTGACGTTCTCGATCCGATATCGGCCGTCGCGCTCGCGAATAGCGATGGCATACGTCGGTTTGCAGACGACCCGCTCGAGTTCCGCATACGGGCGCACGGGCGGAAAGTCGCGATTCCAAACTGTGAAACAAAAGCACCGCGATCCTGGAGCGTGAAACGCGTTTTGGATGATGGATCCGGGAGGCAAGATCGGCCGGCAAGAAATGGAAAAGTACTCCGGACCCTCGCGCAGGTCGCGCGTCCCCATCCCAATCGCATTGCGCTCGGAAAACTGAAATATCTTCAGGCGATTCTCGTCGCCGGCGGGTAGAGGGATCACGTCACGTCCTTTCACTGGCCAAAAATGGCCGGCCATCGGCTGCCACCAGCGGGAACCGTGGCGGCCGCGGCTCGCGGGGCGCGGGGGGCGTAGGCGGAGGCGGCGGCTTGATCAGCCGCACACCCAGAAAATTCCCGATCGTGCAGACGTTGTAGAGATTGTCCAGGTGGTGGTTCTTGCGCGAATGCCGGACCCACTTTTTCACGAGTCCCACGCCTTGGATGAACTCCTCGACCTGCTTTTCAGCAGTCAGCATCTTGACCAGGCTGATATGCTCATTGCGATCGGTGGAGTGGTAAAATGTGATCGCCCCAGGCTGCGGCGTGCCGTCGGCATCCAGGATCGGCGTGGCCAGACGGCGATGCGCCCAGCTTTTCCAGTAGTCGGCGTTGACTTCCACGATCCAAGCGCCTTTTTCGGCGTCCCAAACAATGTGATAGTCCTCGCCGATGAAGCGAATCTTCTTGTTGCCCTTGCCGGGAGTGGCGTAACGTCCGCTGTATTGCGGACCGATCCCAAATCCCATGGCCGCCTTGTAGCGCGGTCCCGATTCTTTGACAAAGGGAATGATGCCCTGGTCCTTGTAGCGGGCGTCAATCCAGACTTGTTCCGGGATCTTGCGTTCGTCTGACGCCTCGACAACAAAGCCCGGCTCGACGACCTCGTCGCGAAAATCGCGGAGGGCCAAGAGAATCGCGCGGGCGATGTCCATCGAGTCGCCGGGGACCTCAAACTTGCCGTAATCGACGACGTGACCGCGGGCGTCGGGGCGCCAGGCCATCAGCAGCCAGTAGCTCACCCGCTTGCCGATATCGATATGCATTACTAGCGACTGCGTGTCGGCGGGCACGATGCCCTTGCCCGGGTCCTGCATGCGTTGCGAGAGCTTGGCGGTGTCCAGCGGCGTTTCGTCGATCGCTGAGGGCACGTGCGGAATGACCCACACGAACTGCACCAGCTCGCGTTCGGCGGCCTCGCTGTCCTCGGCGCGGACCGCCTTCCACTCCTTCAGGCCGATCGTGCCGCAGTCCCAGAAGAGATTGTTGAACGCGCTCCAGCGGAAGCCGAGCGTCAACGTGTCCGGCAGCGGGCCACTGACGTTGCCCGCGGCGTCGATCGACTGGCCGCGGTGCAGGAGCACGGCGCGTTCGTTCATCCGTCGCCGCTCCATTTCGCTCAGCGGATGCTGGCAGGCGGGACAAACAAAATGTGCCAGCCGCATAGCCTCCATTTCGCTCGTAGCTTGCTGCCAGCCGCGGAAATGTTCGCGCTCGGGAGTGACGTGTTGTCCGCAATGCGGACAAGGGCAGGCGAGTTTCGAGGCCGTGCCCTTGGTGTATTCCTGCCAGATGCGGCCGGCGGCGATGGAGACGGTGCATTCGCCGTACATCTGCCGGTTGAGGACCGACCAGGCATTGGAACGGGCCTCCATCTGCGAAACGGGATCGGTCTCCCGGCTCGCTTCGCCCGCCTGGTCCATCTTGTCCATCTCGGTCATCGCCACGACGCGGGCGGTATAGCTCGAGCGCTTTTCGTCGCCGCCGCCGGCGGACATGAACTTCAGTTCCGCACCGTGGCGGAACTTGATGGCCTCCAGATTGCCCACGCCGTCGCGGCTGCCGGGACCGGATGCCGGCAGCAAGGACCGCAGTCGCGGCGAGGCGACGATGACGGGCTTGATCTCCTTGTCCCACTTGGCGTGGTTCAGCTCTTGCGTCGGCGCGCCGGAGATCGTCGTCTCGCCGATCTCGAAAAGGTGGTAGCAGACCGGCACAACGAAGCAGATCAGCGATTTGCCGGACTGCACACAGCCGACGGCACAGATCCGCGGCCAGCGGCCGCTGTCCATCGCGTCCAAGAGAATGCCCTGAAACGGCTGGCTGTCGTCGCGCCAGAGCTGGCCGCGCAACGGCCCTTCGTCGATTACGAGCTCCTGCTCACACCACTGGCGGCGGCTGCGGATCTCGCGCGTCTGCGCCGTCGTCAGGCAGTCGCGGATTTCCGTCGCCGTCGTTTGTTCGATCAGGCTCAGGGCCATCAGAAAACAGAGAATCCACGTCACGGGTCGCATCCTGTAGTGCTCGGTTCAAGATTCGCAGTGCCGCCGCGCCGAACTGTCGCTGCAGCGTTTCGCCGGCCGCATGCAGCACGGCAGCCACGCGGAGCCAGCACTGGTGGGACTTCTCGCGACTGACCAAACTGCCTTCGCGCTCGTGGCGTTCCAGCCGCAAAAGCAGCGTCCGCTCCTCGCGGTAACGCTCGGCCCAATCCGAATCGCCCAACGGCAGGTCGTCTTCCGGCCCGAGGCGGCGGGCGTTGCGGGCCAGGAAGTCATGCAGCCACCGCGCGACGGCTGCCAGGTCGATCAGGCTGCCGAGGATCGGGATCCCGTAGCGGCTGGCCTGCTCGTCAAGGACTTTGTGCTGCCGGCCGCTGAGTTGCACCCAATGCTTCTTGGGGATGCTGGCGTAATGTTGCCAGCGGGCCGTCTCGTCGGCTTTCTTCAGCGCGGCCTTGTCGCCGGCGCCGGCCTTTTTGGCGCTGGTGCCAGCCTCGCCGCGGTCACGCTTTGGCATCGCGCTTACTTACTTACGATTGTCCGTTCTGCGTATAAAAAAACGCGCCAACAAACGGCGGTTAGCCCGTTCCTGCCTGTCGGAAAGGACCCTACCCGGATTGTGTATAACCCATTGTTGGGGCAGGCGAAGGCCGGCCGCCTCGGCTCGAAGTGGCCGCGAGGCCAGTGCCTGAGTGCGTGGCGTTTGCTTGGGTTGATTGATGAACTCGCGAATCTGATCTGCCGAATGCTCGCCGACAAGCCAGGCCCGTGGCGACCTTGGACCGTCGCTGCCGCCTTCGCACAATACGAGCTGCGGCACACTATGCGGTGAAGCCGGGTCGAAGAGCTTGGCTGCCAGATCCTTTTGAAGGTCGATGTCCACGAAGCGGATGTCCACACCATCCAGGCTTTCCAGCGTGCCTTCAATGTGGCTGCATGGCCCACACCATTTGGCCGTCAGCACGGCCACGCAAGGCTTCTCGCTGGCGATGGCAGTCGTTTGGACGGCGTCTGCGGGCGTCTGCTCTTCGGCGTAAACTGGCCCTTCCTCCCACGCCACGCATTGGCTGCCGTGGCAAATGCTGCTGGCCATCACCACCGCCAGCGCGCCCAGCGCCAACATCATTCCCACGGCGATCATGCCTTCGATTCTTTCGCGTTTCATCTAAGTCTCCGAATAGATTGCGGAGCGAACACAGTACGCATCGGCGTAGGTGTTGCTCACCAGGTTGAGTGGATAGTAGGCGCAGCCGCCTTGCCCGAAGCTCGATCCCCAGGACTTCGTTGCGAAGTGCAGCCACCATTGCCCGGAAAAATAGTCCAGTCCGCAGGCCAGCACGCAATGCCCGCCGCGGAGCCTGCCGGCCGGCCGTGGCACGCAGAGCCTGCCTTGGATTTCCTCCAATGCCGTGAAATTCGAGTAGACCTGCAAGCCAAACGGCGTGGGAAAGCGGCATTGAACGGCCGTGGCGATTGACGCTTGATCGGGACAATCAAAACTCTGGTCCACGCGATAGCGCGGCGATTCGTTGTCCCACGCCTGGCCGCTGGGCGGCGTGAGGGTGAAGTTCGGGCACGTCGCCAGCTTGCAGGTGCCGTGTTCGTGCAGCGCCGCCAGCGAGTCGCCGATGTTTGCGCCTTTGTCGCGGCCGCCGCAGATCTGCGCGTAGATGGCCCACTTCGAGAGCGGCACATTTGCGAGTCCGGCAATCATGCGAGCCGTCTCCAGCGCATTGCCGCTTTGGAAGCCGACGCATGCGCCGTGGTTCCCCTGCAGGCCCGGATCGGGTACCAGCCAGGCGAAATCGCACGGTTCCCAGCGTGAAGCGTCCAAGAGCGTGATCGCCTCTCCGAGGCACGGCCGGACCGAGCCGACGGGCGCGGTGCGATCGTGGCATGCGAGGGCGAATTCCTGGCCGTCGTGTTCGATGTATTCCATGGTTAAAAGCAAGCGATGCGTGGGATGGCGGGCCGCCGCAGGGACGATCCGGCCCTGGGGCGGCGCGCTATCCCGCTGATTTCAGAAGCGAAAGCAGGTCCTTGGCCGCAGCGGGCAGCGCGCAAACGTGCGGCTTGCCGGCGCCTGCGCGAAGCACAAGCGCCGGCAGCCGGCAATTAACGGCCGCCTGCAAAGCAAATTGCACGTCCTTGCTGTCCGGACCGCTTTCGGCGCGATCGACGACGCGCCATTGAATATGCTTTTGCGCGACGTACTCCAGAACGTCGCGGTCCGTCAACACCGCACCGATCTGCGGCGTGCGATGGGCAGAGTCTTCCACGACGATTGCCATCAGCATGCCCGCCTGCGTGCCGCGCGGTTCCACGGGCACAAAGCGCAAGCAGACGCCGGTGATGAAGAGCAGAATGAGAACAACGGCAGCAACGCGTTTCATGGCATCTAGCGCGAGATTGGGGAGTGGGGAGAGGGAACTACGCCTTGGCCGCGGCGGCCGCAACGGGCGTGGGCCACTGCGTGCAGACGCTGCGGAGGAAGTCGCAGGCCTTCACGGCGTCGGCGTTGTCGGCCACGGCCGGCGTATGCCGCACCAGCGTCAGCGCGCCGTAGGCGGCAATTTGCTCGGTGGTGTCCACGGCCACGCTGATGGCGGCGCCGGCAGCCGGGGCTTTGGCGGTAATCAGGCCGCCGGCGTAGTGCCAGGCGATCCAGGCGAGCGCCAGACCCGCCACAACCAGCAAGATGATGTTGCCGGCGGTTTGCCAGTCGAAGTTCATGGGAGTCTCCAGGGTTGGTTCCGATTCGGAAAAGTCGCCCACTGCGGCGACGCTGAAATTCCACCAATGCGAGCCGCCCGGATGCGCCCAGAGGCCGATAGCGGCCCGCTGTGCGGCCCGCTGCGCGGCCTGCTGTTCGCGGCTCGATCCCGTCTCGCATGTCGCCAGACCGGCCTGCAATTGCGCCAGGGCCAAATCCTTGCCCGTTTCGCCGAAGACGCTGCCGACAATCGGTTTGCCCAGCAGGCCTTGCTTCAAGCTTTCCACGCGGACGCTGCCGCCGGCCAGCTTAATGAGGTTGTTGCGGCTCTCGACGCCCAGCGCGTCGTTTAATCCTGGCGCGGAGATGCCCGCCAGGAAGAGCGGCCGCGTCTGCCGTTTGAATGCGCCCTCTTTGACGTTGATCGTGGCGCCGTTGGCCACGCCGGCGACGGCGAAAGTCTGTTCGATCTGCCGCTGTGCGCGGTGCGTGAGTTTCCAGCAGCAAACAAAGCCCGCGGCGAAGATCGCGATCGCGATCGCCGCGTACAGTCCGACTTTGGAAAACAATAACGCGAGCATGAATTTCAGGGCCGCGGCGGGATTCGAACCCGCAACGTCACCCAGCATGGCAGCCAGGCCGTTCTACCGTTTGAACTACGCGGCTTCCCCTCGAGGTTCATTCGTCGGTGGTTGGCGAACCGACGCCGTGGCGCTTTTTGATGCGGTTGATTTCGCGATAGCAGAACCGCACTGTCTCTTGCAGTTCCAGGAGCCGCCGCAGATCTTCGGCCGCGGCGTCCTTTTGCGGTTCGCAGTTTTTCGGCGTCCCCCTGGGCGGTGCTTTGGGCGCGGAGGTGTTTCCCCACATGGATGGATCTCCAAAAATATGATCAACGGCTGCGGCAGAGAGTGCGGGCTGATGCATCGGCAGAGTAATCTCCGCACTGGCCGCCACGAACCGGTGAGAGACAGTGGCCGGCCAGCGCGGCATGCCGGCGGTGCGGTGCAGACACAACCGGCGACTCGAGTACGGTTTTATCGATCAAGCGGCTTGATCCGGCTAAGGCAGGCCGCACACTTTTCGCTAGTGTGCAACTTTACCTCAGGCGCATGCCCTGTCAAATCCTTCTGCGCAGAAATCAGGCAATCTCTGCTCAGTCGCGCGGCGGATGTTGCCGAAAAGCAACACTACTTCCTTAGCACGAAGTGGGAACGGTCTAGTAAGGCCGCATGGTTCACCCAGCATGCGGCCTTTTTCATTGGAGGGGGCCGTAAATGTCTTTTAGCGATTCTGCGGTTATTTCCGGGCTACAATCCATGCACCTTGGGGCGCGGCAGCCGTCCGCGGCCGCGGTCAACCAACCTCCATCAGCGGCGTCGTCCGAATCGGCCGTCTCCGCGGCGGCTGGCGCGCCCCAGGTAGGTTCCTCTTGCCGAGAGGGACGGAGCGAAGCGAGCGTCGACCCGATCGTCCGCACCGCGCCGGAGAAGTACGGCCGGGCTATCGCGCCGGAAGCGACAGCGAAGGAAGCGGTAATCCCCGTCAAGGCCCATGTCCGGGGCAAAGCCAGCGAGGCGGAAGCGCCGGAGAAGAAGCCGGTGACGCTGGAGGCGATCGTCGCCGAATACCGCCGCTTCCAGCGTGCCGAAACGAAGCGGCATATCTTCCTGGGCTGGATGGTCGAAAGGTGGCTCGGCTGCCAGCCGGAGCGCAGCGAAGCCGAGCAATTGCCGCGCGCGGCAGCGATGATCGTGATTGCCGCCCGCATCGAGCGCGAGGGCCTGGCGGCGACCGCCCGGCCGCACCGCGATTTGAAGTGCCATCACGCCGCGCAGCTTTTGGGCGGCGAGGTGGAATCGCTGGCGATCGGTGCGATCTATCGCTTCCTGCCGCTCGTTCAGCCCGCCGGCGACGCCTGGCGGCTGTTGCCCGGTCGCGAGGACCAGGCCCGCGGATTATGGGCACGGATGCTCAAGGAAAAGCTCTCGGCGGACGCCGTGCGGAGCGCGGTTGAAAAGCTTTTGCCGCGCGCGGCAAAACTCTTGTGCCAATCGCCCAGCCGCCCGGCGCAAACGGTTTTCCGCATCCTGCCGACGCTCTCGGCGGAGGAACTGGCGGCAGTGATCCGGGCGGCGAAAGAGGCCCGGTCGAAGGCCCGGCAAGCCCCAGCGATCGCCGGCTAGCATCCCGCGTGACAGGTTTTCCGCGTGACGCTGCCGGCGTGACGACGCTGCGGCGCTTCCGGGCGTAAATCACCAGGCTAACGGCCTCGCGTGACAGGTTTTCCGCGTGACGCTGCCGGCGTGACGACGCTG